TTATCAACCCCCTTATCAACCCCCTTGGTAAGGGTATCATCATAGACAATGCCACTCTTGCTACAGAACCCGTCAATACTGGACTGTAGAGAATGTTTGATTGACTTCCAAGTGATAGTTAATAGTTGGTCATTGAATGTAACGTCGTCAATATGTTGCTCATAAAACATAACACTAAAGATTGCGTTATTAAACTCGTAGAACTGTTTTTGATTTAACTCTTTTGATACTTCATAGAAACTAGCGTAATACTTTATTACTTTTTTCTTCATGTGTACCTCCGAATCGAACGGTCTAGTAACCACAGACACTTAACCTCGATGTTGGTCATTAGACAGTCGTGCATGATGTTTAAGATTGCTTTACCTCGCTCACCACCTAGTAGCTTAGATGGGTCAAACTTGCCGAAACTCTGCAGTTCCTCCATCGCTTGATAGATTGCTTGGTGTTGCTTAGAAGTGAAGTCTAGTGCGTGTAAACCTTTGAGCATTGCTGTGGTCATATTACCGTTGACTAGCATTGCCCCTATTACGTCTACCTCGTTGCTGTGTTGTACCATTGTTACCCCCTTGTTTTGTTACGCCATCATCATAAACATTCTGTGATATTTATCATTGATTGGCTTTGTTAAATACATTCTTTCCCTATCTGGCTGTTCGGCTTGTGATACTGTTGTAACTCCCAAGAAGATTTTTTCAGGGTCTGTGTGCTCAGATAAACGATAACGAGCTTGCGCTCGAGTCATACCAGTCTTCTTGATCAACTCAGGCACTGACATGGTAGTACCATCGTCAAGTGTATAAGTTTTGAATCGGCATTTACTAGCTGGATGTTTGAATACAATAATAGGGTCGTCAGTTCTACGTAGCCTTGTACGTGCTGTTGTAATACCGATACCTGCCTTCTTGGCTACCTCTTGCGCAGTGACACGCTTACCATCACTGAGCAAATATTCTCTTTGAGCCCTCACTAGAACGGTATTGTGTCGTATTCAAAACCAGCAGTAGCTACAACTGAAGATTCAACTGGTGGTGCTGTTTGTGGTGGTGGTGTACTGCTTGCACTATTAAAGAACACTTTACAGTTGCCGAGGATAGGTGTTCTAACACCAGCTTCACGTTCTTCTTTACTTGTTGACTGACCAATAAAACCGTTTTGGTCGTATTGGTCAACGTTATCCAAGTCAACGAACGTGGTTAAGTCCATGTATGTACCTTTCTTTCCTTGAAACAATCTTGTCTTATCAATCTTGCTTACATCAATACTAATGTTGATCCCTATCTTTGCCATTTTATGGACTCCTTTCTTATTAAAATTAGGTGGAAGCACTCGACCGCATATCTGCAATCCTAAAGTGGTTTGTGGGTTACGCCCACGAATCGTACTGTTCGTTTAACTTAACGAGGCACAATGAGAGAAAGGTCATGAAATAACCTGTATCAGAAGCCCCGACATAGCCGTAGGTAGTAAGCCTCTCTAGTTCTTACATACTATCGCCATTGTTACTTTCAAACAGCTGATTGTAATAGTCTTGAATCTGTATAAAGCCATGCTTCTCGGCGTAGTCACAAATATTAGATGCTGAATCAAAGTCGTTAGATTTCTTAGCCTTGTCTAGTGCTTTCTTAGCGCTATTGATACGTTGGTTGTGTTGCTGAGTAGCTGTCATTGGTTTTGTCTTACCCGATGCAAGATTTCCATCGTCATCTACCGCTTCTAAGCCAAACATTGATACTAGTGCGTATCTACGGCTGTATGTAATAGCACCGCCTAGAGCCTGCATATCGTTCTTGGTTAAGATTAATCTAGTGCGCCCGACAATCTTATCTTCAGGGTTTGATGAGTTTACTACTTCAGTTACTAGAACGTCTGTACCGTCCACAATGTCTGTGTATTGCGTGTACATAATGTTAGCTTCAACACACGCTGGTGCTAATGCTTCCATCACAGAGTTAAGGTCAGCGTATGAGCTCTTAAAGAACGGGTTCTTAGCAGACTTAGTAATGGTTGTTACCATGCCACGTACAATGCTCAATCTTTCATAAATATTTAAGTTTGTTTCTTTCATTATTTTTCTCCATCGTTATAAATAAATTCTTCACCCGTATCATCATCAATACAAATAACATTACAGTGCTCTTTACTTTCGAACACAGCATAATCTTTAGCGTATTCGTCAGTCTTCATGTATTCCTTAGCCTTAGCATAGTCGTCATAATCAGGCTCGCAATCTCTCATGTGAGCTTCGTGTTCTTGTGTGTCAATCTGTTGGTCGCTGTAATATCCCATTACTTCTCCTCCCAAACATAACCAAGGTCGTCAGACAACAGGTCTTTAACTTCGGTTGTAAAGTTATACTCAAACGTATCAGAATACTCCTCGTCCCAGCGATTAATACGGTCGCCAGTATAGTTGTAGTCGGCTAGGTTTTTAAGTTGCTGTATCGCCTTGTAAACAATGTCTAGGTTGTCGATTAATAGCGTTGAATCCTCGTTATCAATCAGGTGTTCAATCTTTTGAGTGATACAAGATGCGTTTTCATACATCTCAGTACGTGCGTCAGGTAAGTGAAATGACCAGTCAGTCTGAAAGTCATCACTAATTTTAATTTCTGTGGCTGTTTCCATGTTTTTCTCCGTTATTTTGTTTTAGTTGAGTAGTAATTATACACTATCTATTTACTTTTTTGGTATAAATAGCCAAACGATAAATAGAATGTATAGCGTTGCTAGTGTTATCAATATCATTCTGTGAGTAATCAGCTTCCAGAAAGTTAGCGAAGTTCTCATTCTCGTTAGCTAACATATCACGTTCGGCAATTACTTCAGCCAACTTAATCCCAGCATCTAGCAGTGTAGTTATGGCACGTTTAGCCGTTGAAAGGCTCGTATCGTAGAAATACGGGTGTTGTTCTATCTTAGCAATAGTAATGCGTGGCTTAAAGCCAATAAGGCATAGAACCTCAAAGACTGTATTTTGTAAACCACCGCCTTTTGTTGTTGCATTGCGTTCGTTAGTTTCTCTATTTAGCACCAAGCGATGCCATGCTTTTTTTAGCTCGTACGTATTCATTTTTTATCCTTTTTGTTTTGTGTTATGAGCCATAATACACTTATGTTTAGATAAAGGTATATATATTTTCTACATTAATTAATAAATAGTTTATCGCACCTTTTTTATAGGTTTATCAATGAGTTATGAGATAATTTAGGCGTAAAAAATCCCTAATTAAAGGGATTAATAGCTATTTTGAGTGGTTTTATCAGTTAAATAAAATATAAGCCGTATAAGCGTATAAAGCAATTACGATAAAGGCAAATGATATTGATATATTTATAATCGTATTCATGTTTATACCTTGTTATTAAATTGGTTTACCAATATTGAATTAATAAAATTAAATCGAGCGATTAGCAAATATTCTGGTGGATTATCACCAAATGATTCTATTCTTTTTGTCAGTTCGTTATAAAGTTTTTGCTGTTGTTTTGTTAAATTAATCATAACAACCCCCTTTATATTTGGTCGTAATATTCTTCTAAACACTCGTTTAGATTCATAGCATCGTTATGATAAGGCGCTTTTGCATTCATTCCCCACCAATAACCCTCAACCTCTTCAGTCTTGGTGTTGATCCAGATATTCGGACCACCGAACGCAACCAAAACCCTAGCACCTTTGTATTCTTTGCTACTGTTTATAGTATATTCAATGTCTAGTGTATTGGCTAGTGTATTGGCTAGATAGTCGTGAGCTAGCAAAACCTCGCCAACTTGATAACCCTCATATTCATTTATGTTTTCTTTAGTGATTATTACAACCGTTGGTTATATCTTCGGCTATTGATTCAAGGTGCTTTTGAAAATCTTCTTTTTCTTTATTAGTATTCATAATGTTTTATCCTATTTTGTTTTAAGTTATATCAACCACCAGTCGTTGCATTGATAATTGTATTATAACATAGGTGTAGAATAAATATATACTTATTAATAATATAAAGCTACACAATTAAATAAAAGTAGTGATGGTGTTATTGCTATAAGATTAAAGCCAGTCAATTAGTTATGCAAGTGGTTCGACTGGGATAGAATAAGGGTGGTAAACCACAACCCATTCCCCTTTCCCTTAAACACCTTATTTTCGTGGTTTACTATATATCGCCCCTGGGGGGGGCTCATTGAGGGTCTATCTCTGCCGAGAGACTCTCCAAAACACAAGAAACGAAGTTGGGAAAACAGCGGGAAGGTAAGATTGTAGCCCTACTACTAGAGCCTATCTGGATTAACTATGTTAGCCCTGTTGGATTGCAGAAGAGCGTGTGTGTGTTATTGCTATGAAACACAGCGTGTAGTAACTATTGTTGTTACTATGGTCTGCTAGAACTAGTTAAGGAAGATTTTAGCTGATAGAATCTATATTGTCAAGTACTGATATAACTATAATTAATATATACTTGTGTAGGTTGTTTACTTTATACTGTCTATTAATTTAATCACTGTTGGATAATTAAATTATGTCTGAAGAGAAGAAGAGAAGAGGTAACCCTAATTTCATTAAAGGGCAGGTTGCTTATCCTGATGCACCTAAAGGTGGAAGACCTAAAGGTTCTGCTAATAAGATGACACTGTTGTCTCGTCAAATGATGACGGATAGAGGACCGTCTGTTGTTGAAAAGATTATTGATATGGCTATGGACGGAGATGTTCATTGTTTAAAGATGTGTATTGATAGAATCTTACCTGTTCATAAAGCTGTTGACCCTAATCGTACTAAGACTGATTCTAATATTATTATTAATGTTGGTGCTTCTGAATCAATTAAAAGAAAGATTATAGAAACTTACCCTGCTAAGCTTGTTAATCCAAAAACTAAATCTGACGAGGAAGTGATTATTGAAGCTGGTGAGGCGGTTAAATGAATGAATTAGTTATTAAAATTGACAGGTTGGTTCAGGTTTACTTCGATAGATACCCTCGTGAATTACATAAAGAAGCAACTTTGGAAATTAACAAAGTGCAAAGTTTCAACTCAAGGGGAGCTGGGAGTGGTGATGAGGTTGTTGTAGATATTAAATACGACGATGAAGATGCGTATTGTGATAATATTATTAACAGATATCAGAATGCTAAACCTGGTCAAGTTCTATCTTGCACTAAAGAAGATTTAGATGAGATTGCAAAGTTTATGAGGGGTGTTTATGCCTGAATTAAACGTTGATTTACATCCTGCTCAATTAGAAATATTCCACTCAGAAGCTAGATTCAAAGTTGTAGCTGCTGGACGTAGATTCGGTAAGTCAAGACTCGCTGCTTGGATACTGTTAATTAAAGCTCTTCAATCTGATTCAAAAGACGTGTTCTATATCGGACCAACGTTCCAACAAGCTAAAGATATTATGTGGGCGATGCTCAAAGAGTTGGGTAATGAGTTGATTGTTTCTGCTCACGAGAATACTGCTGTATTAACTCTGATAAACGGGCGAAAGATATATTTGAAAGGCTCTGATAGACCTGATACACTTCGTGGTGTTGGTTTGGCGTATGTTGTACTAGATGAGTACGCCTCTATGAAACCCGTGGTTTGGGAGCAAATCATTCGACCAACTCTTGCTGACGTACGAGGTGGCGCTTTGTTTATTGGTACTCCAGCTGGTAAGAATCACTTCTACGATATTTATACTGATGCGATGGATATGGATGACTGGGAGGCTTTCTCGTTCAATTCAACTGATAATCCGTTTATTCCCGAAGATGAAATCGAGGCTGCTCGTACATCTATGTCTTCAATGTCGTTCAGACAAGAGTTTGAAGCATCGTTCGAAACGTTCTCAGGTGGCGTGTTCAAAGAAGAGTGGTTTAAAACCGCAGAAGAGCCAGACGAAGGTCATTATGTTATTGCTATTGACCCTGCTGGATTTGAATCAATTGAGAAAGAGCGTAATTTAAAACGAAGTCGTCTTGATGAGACTGCCATTGCTATTGTTAAGATTGATAGAGACAAGTGGTGGGTTAAAGACATACTACACGGTCGTTGGAATATTAAAGAAACCGCCAAGAAGATACTAAAGTCAGCTATGATTGTTGAATCATCTACTGTTGGTATTGAAACAGGCTCTTTGCGTAATGCTATCTTGCCTTATCTTGAAGATGAGATGAGAACTGAAGGTAATTATGTGTCAATTATCGAAATGCGCCACGGTGGCAAGAAGAAAGTTGACAGAATCGTATGGGCTTTACAAGGTCGTATGGAATATGGACAAATTACGTTCAATGATGACCGTGATTGGCGACCGTTCATCTCTCAGATGGTAGATTTCCCTAATAGATTATCACATGACGATATGTTAGATGCGTTAGCGTACATTGACCAAGTATCTGTAGCAGATTTTGCTCATACGATTGAATTAGAAGACGACTGGCAGCCTGAAGACGAGATTGCTGGTTACTAACTGGTAGCGGTAGGGCGCTTAATCCCTGATGGTGCTGACATACCACCCATAATACGTATGTCACCTAATTTTAACTGCGTAAGTCATTGATTCTTAACGAAAAAAACAACTATTATAAAAATAAAGTTGAATATTCTGTTTGCTTTATGATATATTACGCCTAAATTCCTAGGAAAATCAAACACTTATGTTCGATAACAAAGAAACTCAGTATCAAGCATTAGCATCTTGGCTTACATATAGACTAGAAGGCTGGCGCAACCACCGTGATATTAATTACGTGGACAAATGGGATGAGTATTATCGGCTTTGGCGTGGAATCTGGATGCAATCTGACAGAATGCGTTCTTCAGAGAAGTCTCGTATCATTTCTCCAGCTTTACAGCAAGCTGTAGAGTCATCAGTTGCAGAATTAGAAGAAGCTACGTTTGGACGTGGCAAATGGTTTGATATTCAAGACGATTTCCTAGACCAAGACAATTCAGAAGCGGAGTACATAAGAAACCTATTACAAGAAGACCTCGAGAAGACTGGTGTCAAAGATGCTATCTGTGAGGTGTTCTTAAACGCTGCAATTTACGGCACAGGTGTCGGCAAGATTGTAGTTGAAGAAACTATTGAGCGTGTTCCACAAGAAGTTCCTGTTGAGGGTACGATGACAACAACTCGTACGCTGAAAGAAGTGCCTTCTATCGATGTGAAGATTGAGCCTATCTCTCCAAAGGAGTTCTTAATTGACCCGTCTGCAAATTCTATTAAAGAAGCGTTGGGTGTTGCGCATGAAGTCATTAAGCCGAGATACCATGTTGTGAATGGTATTAAGTCTGGTATTTATCGTGATGTTCCCCTTGATGGTGATCATAATACTATTAACTTTGGCTTCGACCCTGAAACCAAGCAAGCTGATGAAGGCGATTCGGTTAAGATTACCGAGTATTGGGGCTTAGTACCTAAGAGATTCCTAAAGAAGAACAAGAATCAAGACGATTTCGAATACACTAAGAAAGATGAGCTAGTTGAAGCGGTAGTTACTATCGTTAATGACACTTACATTCTTAGAGCTGAAGAAAATGCCTTTATGATGAAGGATAGACCGTTCATTTCTTACCAGCACGACATTGTTCCAAACAAATTCTGGGGTAGAGGTGTGTGTGAGAAGGGTTACAACCCTCAAAAAGCACTAGATACTGAGATGAGAGCAAGAATTGACTCATTAGCCCTAACTACTACACCTATGATTGCAGCTGACGCTACTAGATTACCTCGTGGTATCAAGTTTGAGGTTAGACCTGGAAAGACTATACTAACGAATGGTGACCCACGACAAGCTATCATGCCTCTGACGTTGGGAACTACAGACCAGAACACTTATAACCAAGTCGCCTCACTTCAAAACATGATTCAGATGGGTACTGGCTCTGCTGATGCAGGTTCTGCTGAAAGAGCAACCTCTTCTGGTATGTCAATGACTATGTCTGCGTCTATTAAACGTCAGAAACGTACATTAATGAATTTCCAGAACACATTCTTAATCCCAATGATTAATAAATCAATGTGGCGTAAGATTCAGTTCGATGTTGACCGTTACCCAGTAACAGATTACAAGTTTGTTCCATATTCTACTATGGGTATCATGGCTAAAGAGCTAGAGATGACTCAAATGGTTCAGATGTTACAAGCAATTCCTAAAGATTCTCCAGCATTCAATGTTATTTTATTGTCAATGATGCAAAATTCATCGATGCACAATAGAGACCAGATTGTTCAACAGTTACAGCAAGGCAACCAGCCTAATCCGCAGCAACAACAGATGCAGCAGATGGGTATGGAGTTGCAAGTACAGCAAGCACAGGCAGATATTGCTAAAACTATGGCTGAAGCTGAAGAAGAAAAGGCTAAAGCAATCAAATGGCACGCTGAAGCGGCTAATTTACAGCCAAATGAGATTGATATTCAAGAGAAAGTGCTTAAACTTCAGAAAGATGCTATCGGTCTACAGAAGACACAGGCAGATATTGCTAGTAAGAACATGGACACTGAAAGAACATATCCTGAAGTTGACCATTTACGTTCTGAGACTGCTTTAAACATGGCGAATGCTAGAAAGATAGCACAAGAAACAGAAATTAATAGATTTGTTCAATGAAGACAGACGAGCAATTCTTAAAAGATAGACAGGATTTATTTGACTCATCAGGTTGGCTAGACCTTATGGATGAATTAAAGAACATTGAGCTGAATGTCCAAGATATTGACACGATGCAAAATGTAAATGACCTTTGGGAAGCCAAGGGGCAGTTAAAGGTGATAGGTTATTTACTTAGCTTAGAATCTGCGACACAAATAGCGGTGGAACAATCGGAAACGACTCCACATTGAAATAACTTCATAATCTCGAAAGAGACGGAGACCAAAAATGAGTATAGTAGTAGATGCGCCATCAGAAGGCGGCGAACAGGTAACAGAAACAACGGAACAAGTAGTAGATGTAACAACAGATACTACGTCAGAGGTACAGGAAGAAGCCCAAGTACAGGCTGAAGCCCAATATCAAGCTCCCGAGAAGTATGCTGGAAAGACGTTAGAAGATGTAATTGGAATGCACCAAAATGCCGAGAAGGCATTAGGTAAGCAAGGACAAGAGGTTGGGCAACAGAGGCAAATGATACAACAGCTGATGGATGCTCGGTATCAAGCAAGTCATGCTACTGAAACAGCAGAAGAGCCTGTTAGTTTCGAGGATAGTTTTTACGATGACCCTGCTAAGGCAGTTAACTCAGCGATTGAAAACCATCCCGAGATTCGTAAAGCTCGTGAAGCTAACGTGAAAGGTGCGCAAAATGCTAACCTGACACAACTAGAAGCGGCACACCCTGATTTTATGGATATTGTTGGTGATAAGAAGTTTCAAGAGTGGGTAGGACAGAGTGGTATTCGTACCGAACTATTCCGCAGAGCCGATGCTGACTACGATTTTAATTCTGCAAATGAATTGCTAGGGACTTGGAAACAAATCTCAATGATTGGCAAGACACAAGAAGTAAAAGCACAGCAAAAAGAGAGTAGAAAGAAGGCAATGCGACAAACTAGTTCAGAAACTCGTTCTTCAGGCGACTCTGTTGGAGGAAAAAAGATGTACAGAAGTAGTGATTTAATAGCACTACAAAGAACTGACCCTGCGAGGTATGAGGCTTTAGGAGATGAAATCCTTTTGGCTTATGCTGAGAACAGGGTTAGATAATAATAATGATAAAGGAGAAGCATAATGGCTTTAACAAGTAATCAACTCGGTACTGCCGAGGCTGCAAACTTTATCCCTCAGTTATGGTCGGATGAAGTTATTGCAACATATAAAAAGAACTTAGTACTAGCAAACCTAGTTACTAAAATTTCACACAAAGGTAAGAAAGGTGATACGATTAATATCCCTGCTCCAGACCGTAAGGCTGCAAACCAAAAGAATACTGATACTTCAGTTACTTTAATTGCGCACACGAATTCTAACATAGCGGTATCTATCAACAGACACTTTGAATACTCTGTATTAATCGAAGACATCGCTGAAGTACAAGCATTATCTTCACTTCGTAAGTTCCACACAGATGACGCTGGTTATGCACTAGCTACTCGTGTAGATACTGACTTAGTAGAAGCTGCTGCTAACTTAAACGGTGGTTCTGGTGCTGTTGGTGCTGCTGGTTGGAACAAAGCACAAGTATGGAACGCTAATACTGGTGTTCTTTCTGATTGGGTTAGATCTGGTTCTGGTAACGCATCTTCATTAGGCGCTGCTGGTGGCGAGAAAGCTATCCGTGCTATGATTGAGAAGTTAGACTTGCAAGATGTTCCTATGGATAATCGTGCTTTCGTTCTAACTCCACGTCAGTACAGTGACTTACTAGGCATTTCACGTTTCACTGAGCAGCAGTTCGTTGGTAATGGCAATGCTATTGCTACTGGTAAAGTTGGTATGATTTACGGTGTTGATGTTTATGTTACTAATAACTTAGGCTCAACTCGGAACTCTGCTACACCTGCTGTCCATGATGTCGGTCTTCTTATCCATAAAGAAGCACTAGTTATGGCAGAGCAGTTGGGTTTACGTACTCAGACTCAGTACAAGCAAGAATACTTAGGTGACTTATTTACTGCTGATACACTTTACGGCGTTAAAGAGTTCCGTGATGAAGCAGGGTTTGCTTTCATTACAACTCGATAGTTAGTTAAGTAATAGCCTTTGTCTCGATGAGAGGGCTATTCTGAATTAATTAAGGTTAATTATGCCAATATATACATACTGTTGTAAGAACAACCATACTAGTGATGAGATGACTTCATACACTACAAGAGAAGAGCCTCAAGTCTGCCCAGAATGTGGAGAGCCTTCTCTCTATAAACTAACATTTTGTACTAATTTTAAATATCCTACAGACTGGGGTACGATTGCTTCCGAAAGAAAGAGTTGGAACTTGAGAGAGAATCATAGAAAAGGTACAAACGGTAGGTCTTACGCCTAAATAGGAGAATTAAATGAGTTGCGGTTTAGATATATTTGAAGATACAGCTACAGGTAGCCTTGAGTTAGATAGATTTAAGACTAAGTTACGTGAGATTTGGAGTAAAATGCTTGAAGAGACATACACCAAGTACGGTGAAGATATGTCTAAAGAAGAATATATGGATGCTAATGCTCTAAGTTTTGCTGATGAGCCAGAAGCTGACAATGAGATAGACAATCTTATGTCTATGCTTGATGACATGATGATGCCTGAAGAAGACGAGGGTATTAAGAGTGAAGCTAAAGCGCCAACATACGGTGGTTCACAACTTAAATCAGTCAACGAAGGTGGTAAGAAAGAAGTAATGACTTATGAAGTTAAGCATACCTCAACCAAGACTCCAGGTGATTCAAAAACTTCAGTAAAATCAAGCACTTATGAGACTAATAGTGGCAAGACAGCCCCAAGAAAAGATGCTAGAGTTATTATGAGTTTCTCTCCGATGGCTGAAGCTATGAAAGAAGAGCTGGTTTCATTGAGACAGAGGCAAAATATGGGCAGAATAAGTTTCTTTAGAGCATAATGGCAAAGAGTATAATTGACAGGCGAGGTAAGATTCGCACAATATCGAGAAAGCCTAAGCCCATGGTTAGATTACACTGGAGAAAGCAAAAGGCACTAGCTGTTAAGGCAAGTAGGAGGAGGCGGATGGATAGAGAATTTCATCCTCCTTACACCCTTGAAGTTGAGATACAGTCTGAAGACGGTCTTTCATATTTCATAACAGAAACGTCTTTATATTCATCACCTGAATTTATTATCACGGAGTAACAATGTCAGCACAGAAAATATCAGACTTAACAGCTAAAACCAGTCCTTCAGGTTCTGAAGAATTATTAATTAACGATGGTGGGATTTCTAAGAAGATTACTATAGCAAACGCTGCTTTACAAGGACCTGGCTCAGACCCCTCGCTTTCTAGCTTAAACAGTACAGGTAACCAGAAGATATGTAAACATTGGGTTAATTTTAATGGCACAGGCGAAGTGTCAATAAATGACAGTTTCAATGTTAGTAGCATCTCAGATTATGGTCCTGGGCATTATGGTATAAACATTGTGGGTGACTTTGCAAATAATGATTTTGCAGCAGTTGCTACTTGTGGCTCAACAGGCGGTCCAAGTGGTTATAGTCCTGAAAGATACGCCAAGATATTTAATCATAACGTCAGTAGTTATCAGGTGGTTATTGTAGGGGCTACAGGTGGTTTTTATGATCAATCGAATATTTCGTCAATAGATTTCGGAGATTAAGATGAAAATTATATATAGTGATGCAAACTCTACGTTGGTACAAATCATACCTTCGACCAAGTTCCTTGATACTTTAGAAGGTACGTATGAAGAAAAACTAATTCATATTGCTAATAAAGACTTACCTACTGGTACACCCTACGAGATTACAGGCGATGAGTTTTCTGATAGAACATTCAGGGATGCTTGGGAGTATGTAGCAGGAGACAATGAGAAGACCTCATCAGACTTAAATGCTGATGACCTAACCAAGTACAATATGACGGAGAATAAATAATGCCGATGCAATTAAACTTTAC